TTATTCCAATGGAATGGAATATGGAGGGCTTCATAGATATTTATGGGCAGCCAGTTTTTAGAAATCCAGAAATACCCGTTATGGGAGTTGATGGAGATTTCATAAAGCAGGGAGTTTTAGATTATTGGGAAAACGAGGTGGAGGCATTAAAAAATGACCCAGACACTTTAAATGAATTTTACAGACAATTTCCAAGAACAGAAAGTCATGCTTTTAGGGATGAAGCATTAAATAGCATATTTAATTTAACTAAAATATATCAGCAAATTGATTTCAACGACCAAATGGCTAACAAGCTTGTTGTCCGAAAGGGCAACTTTATTTGGAAAGATGGAGTAAGAGACAGCGAAGTCATATGGATGCCAAGCGTTAAAGGTAAGTTTTTGGTTACATGGTTGCCAGAAATTAACCAAAGAAACAACGTTGAGGTTATAAACGGCAAGAGGTTTCCAGGAAACAAGCACCTAGGCGCATTCGGATGCGATTCTTACGACATTTCTGGAACAGTTGGGGGTAATGGCTCAAAAGGAAGTTTACACGGGCTTACAACGATTAATTTCGACAACGCTCCTAGTAATCAGTTTTTTTTAGAATACATAGCTAGACCACAAACTGCAGAGATGTTTTATGAAAATGTGTTAATGGCTTTGCATTTTTACGGCATGCCTGTTTTGGTTGAAAACAACAAACCTAGACTTTTGTATTATTTAAAAAACAGAGGGTACAGAAACTTTTCCGTCAATAGACCAGACAAGCATAAAAATGAATTGTCAAAAGCCGAAAGAGAAATTGGAGGGATACCTTCTTCTCAATCAGTTATATCCATACACGCAGAAGCTATAGAATCTTATATAGAGAGGTATGTGGGTTATGATTATAGCGGACAATATAGAGACCCAGAGAGTCCTGGCAAAATGTATTTTAACAGAACATTATTGGATTGGGCTAATTATGATATAAACAAAAGAACCAAATTTGATGCAACGGTTAGCTCAGGTTTTGCAATCATGGCAACAAATAAGTATGTTGTGAAACCCCAAAATAATCGTAATGAAATAATGGTTAAATTTGCAAGGTATAGTAATAAGGGCGTAACCAGCTCTTTGTTAAAATAGTATATGAGCTATCAACCGTATTCACACGTCACTGGATTTCCTGACCAATTAGCACTAGATGAAGTGAAGCTTACTTCTCAGTATGGTCTTAATGTAGGCAAGGCAATCGAAGCGGAATGGTTTAGGAAAGAAGGGGGTACTTCAAGGTACTACAACAATAGAGACACCTATCATAAACTAAGAACATACGCACTAGGAGAACAATCTGTACAAAAATATAAAGACGAGCTTGCGATTAATGGAGATATATCTTATTTAAATTTAGATTGGACTCCAGTTCCTATAATTCCAAAAATGGTTGACATTGTTGTAAATGGAATGCAAACCCGTTTGTTTAATGTAAAAGCAGATGCAGTTGATTCAATTTCCTCTTCTAAAAAATCAATGTACAGAAATGTAGTTGAAACAGAGATGAGAAATAAAAAATCATTTCAACAAATTGAAGAAATTACTGGGGTTGATGTTTTTACAATGAATCAAGATGATTTGCCAGAAAACAATGATGAGCTTGATTTGCATATGACTGTCAACTATAAAGACGAAATAGAAGTAGCTACCGAAAAAGCTATAACTAATGTTCTTAGTTTAAATGACTACCCTTTAATTAAAAGTAAGATAGATGAAGATGCCACGGTATTAGGCATTTCTGCAGCAAAACATACTTTTAACAACCACGATGGCATAAAGTTAGAGTATGTAGACCCAGCAAATCTTATATACAGTCCTACCGAAGACCCGCACTTTCAAGATTGTTATTATTTTGGTGAGGTTAAAAACGTAAATATCACTGAGTTAAAAAAAATAGACCCTACTTTAACACAAGAAGATATATCTGAAATATCAAAATTATCTTCAAAATGGGATGCGTATCAAGGCATAAGAGGAGGCTATAGAACTGATAACTTTGATAAAAATACAGCAACTCTTTTGTATTTCTGTTACAAGACAGACATGGAGATTGTTTATAAGAAAAAGAAAAACGCTTTTGGTGGAGACAAAGTTTTGAGAAAAGATGGGAGCTTTAATCCTCCTAAAACTGAAGCGGCAAGATTTGAAAAACTGTCTAAAAGAATTGACGTATGGTACGAAGGTGTACTTGTTCTAGGAACAAATCACATGCTAAAGTGGAGTCTCATGAAGAACATGGTGAGACCAAAGTCAGCGATACAAAAAGTGTTTGCTCCGTTCGTTGTCAGTGCGCCAAAAATGTACAGAGGTCAGATTGATTCTCTTGTGAAGCGAATGATACCATTTGCTGACCAAATACAATTAATACATTTAAAACTACAGCAAATAACATCCAGAATGATACCTGATGGGGTGTATCTTGACATGGATGGTTTGTCTGCAATAAATTTAGGAAACGGAAATTCATATGACCCACAAGAGGCTTTGAATTTATATTTCCAAACAGGTTCTGTTATTGGTAGAAGTTATACCGAAGATGGAGAGTATAACCATGGCAAGATACCTGTTCAAGAATTAACCTCATCTGGAGCCAATGCAAAGATTTCATCTTTGATAAATATGTACAACTACAATTTAAATATGCTAAGGGCTGCTACTGGATTAAATGAAGCCAGAGATGCTGCAGACCCAGATGAAAGAGCATTAGTAGGAGTGCAAAAACTAGCAGCTCTAAATTCAAACACAGCTACAAGACACGTATTAAACTCAGGAATATATGTAACAAAAACACTGGCGGAATGTGTTTATTATCGTTTAGCAGATGTTTTGGAATATTCCGATATGGCAGAAGATTTAATGAAAGGTATTGGAAGAAACTCTGTTGAGGTTTTATCTAATATCAGTAAAATACATTTACATGATTTTGCTATTTATATAGAAATGCATCCAGATGAAGAAGAGAAAGCTATTTTAGAACAAAATATACAAACATCTCTTAGTGCTGGAAAAATAGATATTGACGACGCAATTGACGTTAGAAGTGTTGCAAATGTAAAGATAGCTTCTCAGCTTCTTAAGGTTAGAAAAAAGAGAAAAGAGAAGATGGATATGCAAAAGCAAAAACTAATTGTTGAAAGTCAAGCTCAAGCCAATGCACAAGCTGCCCAGGCTACCGAACAGGCAAAACAACAAACTATACAAGCCAATACGCAAGCTGACGCTCAGTTAGAACAACTGAAGGCGCAACTTGAATTGCAAAGAATGGAAAAAGAGTTTGAGCTTAAAAAGATGTTGATTCAAGAACAAAACGCTGCTGAATCTGCAGCAAAAGAACAGCAACGTGGTTTTGAGTTAACAAAAGAGTCGATACGAGAAGACAGAAAAGATAAAAGAACAGAAAAGCAAGCATCACAGCAATCTGTTTTAATAAAACAAAGACAGCAGGATTTAGACCCTGTTGATTTTGATGGGCAAGATTCTTTAGGTTCTGGTTTATCTGGGATGTAATATAATCTGCCAATAATTTAAATCTAATTAAATAAATAAATATGGCTGAATTGAAATTTAGAGTTATGAATGACGACGGAGAGTTCGTCGACACAAACTCAAAACAAGAAGCAAATGCTGCTGAAACAGCGACAGAAAATGCTGACGCAGTTACTGAAACAGAAATACAAGCAGAAGTACAAGAACCTGTACAAGAACAAGTACAAGAACAAGTACAAGAGCAAGTACAAGAACAAGTAACTGAAGAAGTTAAGGAAGAAGTTAAAGAGGAAGCTCCTTTGGAGCTAGACGACTCAAGAATACTTCAACATCTTAAAGAGAGATACAACGCACAGTTTGAATCTTTAGATGAAGTTCTTTCACGTAATGAAGAAAAACAGGTAGAATTGCCTGAAGACATTTCTAAATATCTCGAATACAAAAACGAGACAGGTAGAGGTCTTGAGGATTATATGAGGATACAAAGAGACTTGTCTAGTGTAGACGAGACAACTCTTT